ATTTGGAACACTTCCATCTATCACTACCTTTATCAAGCCTACGTTCTCGACTGTTTAGATACTCACCTCCAGCGTTCTTCCAAAGTCCCAGATGGCCCCGCTCCCGCCGGTTGGAATTCTTCAACTCATCACGCTGGCCAACGACTCGCTACCCAATTCTCCCGTTTGGCTGATCTAGCTGATGATAATGCTGGCTTAATGTGGGATTTTTCTGACTTTAATATCAATCATTCCATTCCTGCGATGTTGCAGCTCTTCGCCACGCTCGGTGATGCCCTCTCGGCACGTATGGAAAGCAAAGAAGGACCAGATTATCTAGCTCAAGTGCGGCAGGATTTTAAAGATTGCATAGACTGGATTTCTAAAGCGCGCGCTAATACCATCCTAGATTCTGCCGACACTGACGCTCCACTCATCGCTGAAATTCTTCGCTCTCTCCAATCAGGTGAACGCGCAACCAGTTTCACCAATACGTTCCTTAACAGGGTGTACCTCAAAATCGCAGATTACACCGCACAACATCTCTTCTCACGCCAACTGCTTATCAATACTAGATACCAGCAAGGAGATGACGTCTTCTGCATCGCCAATTCAGTTTTTGATGGAGTTATAGTTTGCGGTCTCCTCAATATTTGTGGTGCCGCTGGCCAAGTGTATAAAATAACACTTGACTATTCGGGCCGCGGCGAATTCCTACGCTATTCCTATGATGCCCGCTCTCGCACTGTAGGTGGTTATCCAATTCGTTCTGCCCTAGGCCTCATTTCTGGTGAATTCTTTATGGAGCCTATTGTTGACCCCGACCAGCGCGCTGCTGCATACCTCGAAGCCTTTAATCGCGCTAACTTGAGGGGAGCACTTTTACCATCTGCTCTTTTCGACGTTCTTGTTGCTCGTAATTGTTCCGTTACTTTCACTGACAACGGCAAAAAGATACGAGTAGTTGGAGATGTAGAATTCGCTCTCACCCCCGCTGCGCTTGGAGGCCTTGGTATCGCTGGTTACCCACCAATGGCCCCCCCTCACAAGAAAGATTTCCTTGGTTATAAAAGCCATCTTTCTCGCCCTATATACTTGCCGCCTAAATTCGATACTAGCAAATCATTCGCTTCGTTTTCCTACGCTGACCAATTAGCTTTGTCGTCGTATGGTATGAGTCAAGAACTCAGTCGGACTGTGCATGATATTGCTGCCCGCTCAAGTTTGACCGGTGGTTACAAGGCCAAAGATCTCTCCTCTTCCATCGCTAGTTACGCAAAAAATCTCTATCAATTCAAACGTTCCTTACAGCGTAGCCATTACCCTAAGCTCCCTTTCACTGTTGATGTCCATTCTTACGATCCGGTAATCATATCTGCATGGTTACGAGCCCTCGGTTTTTCAGGTCCCGACAATGATGGTCGTCCCCGTCCTCTCTCTCGCTTAGATTACGATCCCGACTTCCCC